TTTCGAAAGATCTCCTATCAAAACAGCGATGGAAGGTGATTTCGATACTGGTAACGTGAGATACAAAGCTAGAGAAAGATATTCATTTGGAGTATCTGACTTTAGAGGTATTTTTGCATCACCAGGTGCTTAATATATAATTTTTGTGGCGGGACATTGTTCCGCCACAATTAGAAAGTAAGAAGAAAATTAATGAAAAAAATTCTAGTAAAAATCTGGGCTTATGACCATTATGGTAAATTCACTGTTGAATGTGAAGATAACTCAGCCTCACTAGAAAAAGCTATACTTGACAAGTTAGGAGAAAAAGGTATAGTTTGGGAATATCTTGGAATATCTTATGATAACAAGATAAACCGAATAACCTATGAGGAGGTTATTAATGGAGAAAATGATGCAACATCTGAACGACCTTTATACAAAGAAGAGAGGTCTGGATCTTCAGTGGGAGCAAGAGCATCTTAAAGAGGGTAGATATACTCTCAATATGGTTAAGATTGATAGACAAGTTAGAGAAGTCTTGAGCCATATAAAATTAGCAGAGGCAAAAAAAGAGCATCTGCGAAATAAAATAGAAGGCGCTGCTCCTCAAGTTTCTGTAGCTACTTAATAAAAAGCTACATCGTTGGAAAAAATCCACTCCGCATTACAGGCCCTCTTGCACTCTTTATAAATCTAGTGTATAAAATTAATCTGTACAAAATAAGTTTGCACAGACGCGTACAGCGACGGCCTAAAGACTGTGTAAACGTAATTAGGAGGATAATAATATGGCTACAACTACATTCCAAGGTATCGTTAGATCACATGGCGGTGCTGGAAAAGGAAACGCAACTCCAGGAGTAGTATCTATTTCTGAAGTTGTTGCATTTAACCCAGTAGGTGGAACTGCAGCTAATGTAAAAGTTGGAACTTCTCACACAGCAGGAGAAAACTTTATATTACCTGATAATGCAATACCAATTTCATTTTTAACAATTGGTGGAGCAACAGGCGGTACTAACCCAACTGTTGATATCGGAACATCTGCAGATCCAGATGGTTTCTTTAACGAAGTAGATGCAGATACTAAAGGCACTTTAAAAGGTGCTGATGGTGCATTAGTTGTTGGAGCAGGTATCTCTGGTCCAGTTCAAGTAACTGCGAACCAAGGTTCTTCTGCTGCAACTGGCGGAACTACTGTTGGTATATTCACATACACAATAGCTGACGACGGTAAAGACTCAGTATAATTAATTTAATATGGGCCTTCGGGCCCATATAAATTTAACGGAGAATATAAAATTATGAAAAGTGATGTAAAAGCAGTAAGAGTTACAGGAACTGGTGCGGTATTTGCTGGAAGAACTAGATTAAGAGGAATGATCTTAGCTTCTGATGGCTCTGGAGCAGGATCAGTTACTTTGCAAGATAACACAGACAGCACAACTTTATTCCAAGGAGATTGCCCTGAAGGTGACGTATTTGCATTTAACATACCAGAAGATGGAATTTTGTTTCCTGGTGGAATGAAAGTTTCTGCAATTGCTAATTTAGTAGGTGCAACGTTTTTAATAGATAAGTAGGAGGCTAAGTGGCTAATACTACTTCTGGAACAACTACATTTGAAAAAGGTTTTTCTATTTCTGACATAGTTGAAGAGTCATATGAAAGAATAGGAATATCAGGTGTATCTGGTTATCAATTAAAAGGAGCTAGACGTTCTTTAAACATTATGTTTCAAGAATGGGCTAATAGAGGTTTGCATTATTGGGAAGTTGCAAATAATAATATTACATTAGTTGCAGATCAATCAGTTTATACAATGTTTAGATCTTCTGCAGATGGAACATCTGATGCCACTGCTGTCTTTGGAGTTGATGATGTTTTAGAAGCATCTTTTAGAAATAATAATATTGATACACCTCTTACAAAAATAAATAGATCTGCATATCAAGCGTTGTCTAATAAAACATCTACAGGACAACCAACTCAATACTATGTTCAAAGATTAATAGATAGAATTACTATAACTCTGTATTTAACTCCAGGAGCTGATCAAGCTGGTAAATTCTTAAACTATTATTATGTTAAAAGAATTCAAGATGCAGGGGACTATACTAATGATGCAGATGTACCTTATAGATTTGTGCCTTGTATGCTTGCAGGACTTGCCTATTATCTAGCAATTAAATATGCACCAGATAGAATTCAAATGTTAAAAATGTTATACGAAGATGAATTAAACAGAGCGTTAGAGGAAGATGGTTCTTCTTCAAGTTCATTTATTACACCTAAAACTTATTATCCAAATGTCTAAATTATCTAGAGGAAAATTCGCAAAAGCAATATCAGATAGATCAGGAATGGAATTTCCATATAATGAGATGGTAAAAGAATGGAATGGTTCTTTGGTGCATGTTTCAGAGTTTGAAGCTAAACAACCACAATTAGAGCCAACTAGATACACAGGAGATCCACAAGGATTAATGAATGCAAGACCTGCAAGAACAGAACCTGCTACACAGAATATGTTACCAAGTGACCCTTTTTCCATTACTGCAAGTGATCAAACAATTACGGTAACAGAACCGAATCATGGTAGAGCAGTTTCTGAAACAGTTAGATTTAGAAATGTTAATGGAAGCCCTGGAGCATTAGCTTATACAGTATTTGAAAATGCGTCAGGATTTAGTATAACAAGTATAGCTACAAATACTTATACGTTTGAGTTAGGATCTACTCCAACGTTAAGTGGTAACTTTGGAGGAGATTTTGTTACAGCAGGACCTGTAACACAGCAAGCATAATGGCATACACACTTACAAATTTACAAGATGATATTAGAAGTTACACAGAGGTAGATAGTGGAGTTTTATCTAACGCTGTTATTAATACTATGATTAAAAATGCTGAAAACAGAATTTATAGAGATGCTGATTCTGATGATAATAGATTTTATGCTACATCAAATCTACAAGCTGGTAATAGATACGTAACAATACCCTCTGATCTTAGAATTATCAGATATGTTCAACTAAAAGATTCTTCTGGTAATCAAGTGTTTTTAGAAAAAAGAGATACAAGTTTCATGGCAGAGTTTTATGATACTCCAGGCACAGCTT